AGGGCCGCGCCATTGGTCTTCAGGCAGGTGATGGTGGGAACCGCGATCGTGCAGTCGCCGGCGAGGGTGAAGCCGCCGAACGCAGCGGCGCTGTTGTACTGCAGCTGGCCGGGCGCGCCGCCCGGCGTCCCGCCGCCGCCCCCGGTGAAGGTCTTGATCTGGCTCGGCGTGATGGCCACGTCGGCGCCGCCCTGCACCGCCGGGATCAGCTCGCCGCCGGCCAGGGTCGCCGCCGCCGGCAGCGAGGAGATCTTCACCTGCGCCGCCGCGGGATCGTACGCGCCCAGCGCCAGGCTTGCGCCGACGACCAAGGCCGCGCCGCGCTCGAGAAACGCCCTCATGACCCCTCCGTGGTGATGGCGCCGCCGTCCTCGCTCGCGAGGGCGACCCAGCCCTCGGTCTCCAGGGCGTTGGCGTTGTCCGGGGCCACGAACGAGGCCGTGCCGCCCGTGAAGGTGATGGCGCCGGCGACGATCAGCACGTCGCCGGCGGGATCGATGGCCAGCAGGTCGCCGCCGGCGTCGATCGCCAGGTCGACCTCGCTGTTGTACGGCGACGCGGTCAGGCCCGCGGCGCTGACCGTCAGCGACGCCGTGGTTCCGGTCGTCACGGCCTAGACGAAGCTGACCGCGATGGTCTGGCCGGCGCCGGGCGCGACCACGATCCCTGCCGCGCATGGCCAATCAAGGAGCAGCGGGCCCACGGCCGCCGGGATGACAGCGATCTCGTTGGCAGCCACGGCGGCGCCGGTGGTCGTGCAGTCGTTGGCCGTCCCGGCGGCGCCGGCGACGATGACGTTGATGCGAACCAGCCGCCCGGGCGAGGCCTTGACCACGGTCGCGGCGGTAAGGTTGAGTGCCGACGACAGGCCCTGGCCGGTCTGCGCCACGCCGCCGCGGCCGGCCAGGGCGTTGAACGGCCGCTTGGGATCGCTCGCGGCCGGGTCGTTCAACCAGATCGAGCAGTCCTCGGTGCCGATGATGGTGGCGCTGGCGGGCAGGCCGACGCCGAAGACGTCGAAGGTCGCGAAGGTCGAGCTCGCGTTCACCACCGGGTTGACGAGGTTGACGGTGATCGGACCGGCCCCGGTCACGGGCAGGTTGTTCTTTGAGACGATCACCTCCTCGACGGCCGCGCCAGCGGCGCCCACGGAAAGCAGGATCTGCTGGCCGATGATCAGGCCGCTGGTCCACGGGTTTCCCGCAAAGACGAGCGAGCCGGCGCCGGCGGTGGTCGCCGTGATCGCCATCTGGGCGTTGTTCTTGCCCTGCAGGTTGCGGTCGGTGTCCAGCGTCCAGCCGGAGGCGATGCCGGTGGCGAGCGGCGGGCCGCCGCTGTTGCTCTCGATGTCGACGGCGATGTTCGCGCCGATGCCGGTCAGGCAGGGCCCCTCGCCCGAGAAGTCCCGCTGCTGGTTCTGCAGGAAGGTCTGGACCACATAGGGCTGGGTGTGGGTGAAAAGCGCGCCGGCGGCGGGGAACTGCACCGTGACCGAGGTGTTGGCCACAACCGCGGTGATGTAGGCGCTCTCGTACCTGGTCGGCAGCCCGCCGCTGAACACCGGCTCGAAGTTGAGCGTGCCGCCGACCACGAAGCCGTTGGTGTTGGCCATCGTGAGGGTCACCGTGACCGGGACGGTGGGCGTCGACCCGGACCCGGCGCCGGCTGCCACGGTGGTCGTGCAGCTGGCCAGGAACTCCTGCGCCGTCTGGGTGCTCGAGGCGAAGACGCCCCGCGTCGGCTGCAGGTCCGACCCGCTCTCGCGCTGCCGGTCCAGGTTGCCCGCGGCGTTGACGCCCTGGGCCACGCCCCCGGTGTTGAGCCCAAAGGCGGTCGAACCGAGCGACTGGTTGTCGGCGTTGTGGAAGGCGGCGATCGTCGGGGAAAGACCCCCGGCGTTGGTCAGCGCGACGTCGAGGACGGCGTCGATGCCCGATTTGGAGCCCATCGGCTCTCCTTTCAGAAGTATTCGCCGGCGCGGTGCGGTCGCCGGCGGCCGGACTGGATGAAGATCGCCGATCGGCCGCGGGCGATGCGCCGCTGCAGGGTCGGTGTGATCTGCGGCGCGTCGGCGACGACATCGGCCAGGCGTTCGGCCAGCAGCGCCGCGAAGGCGCTCGTCAGGCGGTTGTTGAAGGGCAGCTCGGTGTCGACGGTCAGGCCCAGCGCCGGCATCCACTGGTTGAGGTCGGCGCGGTAGAAGTAGAGGGCCTGGCTCGTCCCGACGATCTCGATGCGGGCGCCGTCGGTGGGCGCGCGGTACTGGATGTTGTCGGCCGCGCCGGTCGAGCCGGCCGGCGGCGTTCCCGGGAACCCCGGCGTGAAGCCGTAGTCGTAGGGATCCCAGTTCCAGAACATCGCCACGGCGTTGGGCAGCGTGACGCTGACGACCGCGCCGGCGGTGATCCGCACCCTCTGGTTTTCGCCGGCGACATAGGCCGCCGAGACATCGAGCTCCAGGAGGGGCCCGCGCGCCTCGTGGATGTCGAGGACCAGGTTCTGCGCCGCCTCCACGCCGGCGGCCAGCTCGTCGGCCGTCGGGTCGTCGCCGAGGCCCGTCGACCGCAGCGCCCGCAGCGCCTCGTTGATCGCGACCCGGACGGTGGCCACGGGTCAGTCGACCTCGAAGTGCGGGTGCCGCCGCAGCCGCGCCAGCTGGTCGGCGCCCAGGCCGTGCTCGGCCACCCACTCGCCGTGCCGGAACTTCACGCCCAGCCAGGCGCAGGTGGCCGAGTCACCGACGAAGCGGATGCGCGCCATGGCGGTCTCCTCGGATGGTGATTTCGCGGGAGGACGAGGAGCGGCCGCCACACGGCGCCCGCTCCTCCCTGCCGACGGCTTACGGGTTCGAGCCCGGGGCGTCTTCGACATAGTACTCGATGTCCAGTTCGAGCACGCCGGCGACCGGCGTGGCGGCCGCGGCGTGGACGGTGCCGATCACCAGCGCCTTGGCCCCGCTGGTGTTCTTGTAGAGTCCCCCGGCCGAGGCGATCGTGCTGTCCGAGGTGGCGCCGGCCGAGCGGCCGATGGTGGTGATCGCCGCCTTCCACAGCTGCGGCGTGCCGGCGACCCCAAGGTCGAGGGTCAGGGTGGGGGCGCCGTTGGAATCGAGCTGCGACTGGGCCTTGAGGATCACCCCCACGACCACGGCGTTCACCGGCAGGTAGCCGAAGTTGATCACGTCGTTGGTGGCGAGGGTGGTCGGCAGCGTGCCGGTGACCGCATGCAGGTGGGTGGAGTTGCAGAAGTCGCCGTGTCCGGTCCCGGCCGGGACCTTGTTGGCGTAGACGGCGGTTTGCCAAGTGGCCATGGCCATGGCCTCCTTTCATGAGAGAGGAAGGGCGGCCCGAAGGCCGCCCAGTGTTGATCAGGAGTCGGCCGCGGCCGCCGCGATCACGGTGACGATGCCGTTCTGGACACCGTTGAAGTTGATCTTCTTGACGCCGAGCAGCTCCTCGATGGCGACGCCGGGCCTAAACCCGTAGTCCTTGATCATGTCGGTGCGGGGCGTCGGCTCCTGGCCCCAGGCCACGCCCACGGCGCCCCCGCCGCAGACGAAGATCGGCCGAAGGTCGCAGCCGCCGGAGCCGGCGGTGTTCCACACCGCCCCGCCGTTGGGGTTGGCGGTGCCCGAACAGTAGGCGTCGATCTCGGGGATCTCGCGGTGGATGACGCCGTTGTAGATCAGGTCGCCGTCCTGGAAGATCGGGTTCTTGTCCATCCCCAGTCCCTCGCGGGACCTGGCGTTGGTGTTCGCCGCGACGACGTTCGAATCCAGCGACAGGTCGCGGAAGGTCCGCGAGCCGTGGAACGCCACGAAAAACTCGCGCCCGTCGCCGTCCTCCACCCGGAACGGCCGGATGTGCGGGTCGGCGTTCTTCGCCAGGCGCTTGGCCGTGCCCATCATCCCCGAGGAGCACTTGGCGGTCGAGGCCACGTTGGCGATCGAGCTGGCGTAGTTGCCGGCGACCAGGTTGGAGTTGAGGAGGCCGAAGAGCACCCGGTCGCCGTTGTTGGTCAGCCAGGTGTTCTGCTGGGTGGTGGTCGTCGTATCCCAGGGGACGGCGGTGCCGGCGGTGTCGGTGATCGCGGCCGCCATCGCATGGATGATGTCGTCGCGCAGCTTCTCCGATTCCCAGACCCTGAGGGCGTCCTTGGCCGCGTCCCACAGGTTGATCTCGGTGCGGAAGGTGGTGGACTTCGGCAGGCGGACGCCGTTGCGGCGCCAGTCGATGGTGATCGGACAGTTGTAGTTGACCAGGTCCTCCTCCTGGCCGTCCAGCACCGCGGCCCCGGTGACGCCGAGCGCCGACTTCAGGCGGCCGATAAAGGGGATGTTGATCGTCCGCTTGGCCTCTTCCTCGGCCTGGAACTTGGTGAGGATGATGCCGCCCTTGTTGATGTCCGAATTGGACATGTAGGGCATGAAGCGCGAGTTGCGGACGTACTCCTGGAAGTACTTGGTGATCCACACCTGACGTTCTGATGCGGAAGAGAGAATAGTCTCGGCCATGGCCGGGGCTCCTATCTATTGAGGGCGTTGGCGAACGCCAGTCCCGGCCCGATGGGCGTGTGCGGCGCGCCCGCGCCTCCGGTTCCGGAGGCGGTGGCGAGGCTGCGCGGGACGGGCGTCTGCGACGCCGATCGATGGTTGGGGTTCGAATCGTGTGAGGCCCTGGCCTCCGGCGTGTCCGCCGAAGCCTTGGCGTAGGCGGAAGCCTTGGCGGAGGAGGCCTGCCAGGCCTTGAACGCGGCGAGGTCGCCGGGCCGGACCGTCTGCAGGATCTGCTCGCGGTTGTAGGCCTGGAAAGCGGCCTCGTAGGGATCGTCCGATGAACGCATCTGCTCGTTGAAGAGCGGATCTTCCTCGCAGCGCCGGAACGCCCAGTCGTGGAGGGTGGCGACAGCGTCCTTGCCGTACTCCCGCTCGGCGAACCGGCGCGAAGCGCGCAGGTTCTGCGAATAGAGAGCCACCTCCAGCTGTTCGGTTGGCGCCAGTTCGCGTGGCGGCGCGGCCTGGGCCCGCATCTCGGCGATCCGCTGTTCGAGCGCCTCGCGCTGGGCCTTCTCGGCCTGGCGCTTCTCCCGCTCGTCCAGCAGCGCCGAGATCGGCACATGGCCATCCTCGCGCAGACGGGTTTCCGGCTTGTTCTCCGAAGGGGTCACCGGCACAGCCGTCAGGAAACGGCCGTCGGGACCCCGATCGGCCAGTTCCGGTTCGGCGTTGGCGGGCCTGCCCTCCGAAGCCTCCCTGCCCGCCGAAGCCTCGGCGAAGGTGGGGGCGGAGGAGGGCGCGCCCTCGAGGAACTGCAGCTTTTCTTCGCTCATGGATTACCCTCGCCCAAAACGGTGGCGGCCCGATGCGCCCAGGTGGTGGCGGCCCAGCCGGAGGTTCGAGCCCCGGCTCTCGCTTGTCCTCCGAAGCCTTGGCGTAGGAGGATCGCGCCCGTTGACCCCGGCGGCGGGTATTCCTCCCTCCCCTTCATGGGGAGGGACAGACGAAGCGAAGCGAAGTCAGGGTGGGGAACGGCGCCGCGGTTCCCCACCCTGGCCTTCGGCCTATCCCTCCCCCGAAAGGGAGGGAGTCAGTGGCTGATGGACCAGCGCCTGCGTCGCCGCCTCCGCCTGGTCGGCGTGGACGGCGTGCGCCTCGCTGAGGGCGTTGAGCATGCTCGCCGTCCCCTGGGCGGTGTTCTGCTGCGCCTCGCTCCGGGTCTTGGCGACCTGGGCCTCCGCATGCTGCAGCGCCAGGGCCTGCTGCTGCGCGCCGGCCTGCTGCTGCTGCGCCGCCGCCTGCTTGATCTGGTCGAGGATCGCCCGCTTGTGGGGGATGGTGGAGAGCTGGATCAGCAGGCTGAGCGGCGCCTGCTGCTGATAGGCCGGGCTCATCCGCACCAGCTGGATGATCTCGCTGAACTGCTCGGAGGCGATGTTGCCGGTGTCCTGCTGGGTGTCGACCTCGATGTCGACGTCCATCTCTGCGACCACGTTGCGGTAGCCGAGCACGCCGGGGACCAGCGTCGGCATGCCGGTCTCGGGATCGGCCCCGACCGTCGGCGGCCCGCCCGGGATCGGCTGATTGAGGCCGACGAACCTCGGCGAATCCTCGTCGTCCGTCACGCGGATGAACTGCGGCGCCTTCCAGAACTGCTTGGCCCGCGCCCAGCACTGGCGATAGATGCGCAGCTCCCAGTCCTCGAGCGCGCCGTAGAGGTTGCCGAGCTCGATCAGCCCGGACTGCTGGCGAGCCAGCAGCGCGCGGCCGCTGGCGTCCTGGTCGGAGCGGCCGAGCACCGCCGGGCTCGGCCCCATGCGCTCGATCTCGGCCTTGGCCTCGGCCATCATCTCCATGTTGCCCTGGAACTCGGCGACGCCCGGCGCGAGGCCCCAGCCGAAGGGGATCACCCCGTCCGGCCTCGCCGCCTCCTTGCGGGCGACGTCGGCGTCGACGTCGATGGCGCTGGGGTCCTTGACCTCGATGCGCGAGGTCGAGAGCAGATGCACGCTCTTGGACCGGCGCTTGTTGATCTCGTCCTGCGGCCCGATCATGTCCCACACCGCGCCGTAGCGGCCGTTGTCGCGGCGGACGTAGGCGGAGTGGGCCTCGATCGGACAGTCCGGACGGCCGTTGTGGTCGAGGTAGGGGCTGGGGCCGAACTCCAGGACGTCCATGCCGGTGTAGACCGCCTGCCGCCAGCCGCCCTCACGATAGTAGATTTCCACCACCAGCAGGCGCCGCTGCTTGGGGTCGATCCACGCGCCGCCCGTGCCGGGGCCGTTCAGCGGCCGGTCCTGGAAGCTCTGGTCGGGGACGATCCCGCCGCCTGGGCTGTTGTCCACCGCGCGGGTGATCTCGTCGGTCTTGTGCGGATAGAGCGCCGTCACGTCGTCGGCGTACATCCACTTGGCGATCCCGAGGTAGCGGGCGTCCTTGAAGTCCGCGCGCCGCGAGCGCGGATCGTAGAACAGCTCCTCCCACCGGATCTGGGTGATCGTGACCTGGCTGTCCTGGTCGGCGCCGACCAGGGCCGCCATCGTCCCCGGAACCAGGAGGTCCTTGAAGCAGTCCTGCTTGAGGCGCTTGAAGCGATTGAAATCGGCGATGTAGCGGAGCACGTCGGTGGCGGCGTCGGCCGCATCTTCGTTGCCGGGATTGCGCGGCCACGCCCGCGGGTCGGATCGGCCGCGCTCGGTGACGCCGATGATGCCGTTGATGGCGGGCTTGATGCGGTTGATGACGATCGCGGCCTGGTTGCGCTCATGCAGCCTCACCAGCTCCTCACGGCTGAACTGGTCGCTGTCGTAGTAGTCGATCGCCCGCAGGCTGTGCGTCCGCGCGGCGAGGGTGAGCTGTTCGGATTCGGTGAAGTAGCGCTTCAACCGCGCCAGGTCCGGAGCGTCCGTCTCTGGAACCATGCCCCGCCCTCCTTGAGGTCACCCTCTCGGGATCATCCTCAGTTTGCATATTGAAACACGGACTCGGCCGGGTGTCAAGCGCAATCTGCAATTTTCTCGGAGCGCCGGCGTCTCGCCGGCATCTCTTTTCTGCCTGAGCTAGTCAGCAATGCCCGGAATATCGGCATCACCGGTTGCCGGCGGGGACGCCGGCGCTCCTGTCGGCGCCAGATTCCCGGAGTTTTCATATTGCAACACACTCTCGCCCGGGAGTCAAGCCCTGGGATTATCGGCGCGTCTCGCTCTCCGTGGCGTACTGGACGTGGATCTGCCGCTCGGCGAACAGCCAGCGACCGGCTTCCCTGACCAGCTTGTCCTTGTAGGTTCCGGCGGTCCAGCTGGCCTTGCCGCTGGTCTTCGAGACAGCGTTGGCCGTCAGGTAGCACTGCGCCGTCGCGCGGTCGCCGCTCACCTCGATCAGGGGATTGGTGACGGTGTGCCGCAGATGGTCGACGGCCGCGCGCACGCCCTTCTGGTAGTCGACGTACCATTGCAGGATCGCCGCGCGCCCCTTGGCCGGCGCCTCGCCGGTGTAGACCGGAATGAGGACGGCGGTTTCGCTGAACAGGGCCGCGACGTCCTCCGGCGCGCCGCCGTCGACGGCGAAGCAGTACCGATGGAGCAGCTGTTCGATCTCGACGATGTCGTCGCTCGCCATGGACGTGTCCTCTCCTCTGTTCTGGCGCCGAGCTTGGCGATCATCGTCCCGCGCGTCCAGGGCCGGGCCTGGCTTGACCCGGCGCCGCCCCGCCCTGAGAGTGGACCGCAATCAGAAACAACCCCAGGGAGACTGCCGCCGTGACGATCAATCTCGAGTGCGCCGACGAACTGCTCACCACCACGCGCGCGGTGCGCAAGCGGCTTGACCTGACGCGGCCGGTGCCGCGCGAGGTGATCCTCGACTGCATCCGGGTCTCGCAGCAGGCGCCCACCGGCTCCAATTCCCAGGGCTGGCGCTGG